TGACGATCCAGGAGGGCGGCTGGTTGTCGGCGTCGTACTCGAGCGAGATTCCCACGCCGGCTTGAAGCCCTCGGCCCCCGTCCCCCGTCTTCGGGATCGTCAGCGTCGGGAAATACATCTGGAGGTTGTAGATCATCTGCGAGTAGACGCGGTTGATCTGCTCGGCCAGCTTGTAGCCGGGGTCCAGGTCCGCGCGGCCCTCCATCGCCGAGGGCTTGGGCACGTTCCAGAGGATCGAGACCGGGATCTGGCCGAAGGGATTGACCCCATCGTCGCGGGGCATCCACCGGACGCGGTTGCCGTTCTTGTCGACCTCGCCCCTGGGGTCGACCGGGGCGCGTTCGCCGTCCAGCATGACCCACCACTCCGTCGGGGAGATCACCTCGACGCGCCGGGCCTTCGAGCCCTCCGCGCCGACCCTCGTATCCCTCGGGAGGATCTGGCCGTCGTCCATGTCGTAGACCGACTCGAAAGCGATTCCGCCAAGCCGGCGCTTGGAGCGGCCCATCGCCGAGCCGTTGTAGATCGGCCGCCAGTGGCGGGGATCCACGCGCTCGAACTCGATCTCGGGGCCAGGGATCACGCGCTCGGCCGTCCAGCCGAAGAGGCCCGCCTGGGTCGCCAGGCCCAGGGCGAACTCGCCGCCGAGATCGTTGGCCTCGGAGATCTCCTGGTAGGCCTCGTCCTCCTTCGAGCCAGATTCCCCGATCGTGACCTGGACCCCGTCGCCCATCATCGCGCCGGCCAGGACGTCCACGGCCGAGGACCCGAGCGGGAGCGCTTCCTTCGGGCGCTCCTTGTATCGCTTCTGCGTTTCCATGTAGTAGCGCGGGAAGTATTTCTCGCCCACCAGGTCGAGGTCGTAGTGATCCTGCATCCGGTCGTAGAAGGCCTGGCGGTCGTCCTCGGCCTGGCGCTTCGCCATCGCGAGGCTTTGATCGACGAGTAAAGATCCGCTGATCGGCATCTGCCCCCTATCCTGTCGTCTCAAGGGATCGGTTGGCGGTCTTTCTCATCTGCCAGGCGATCGCCAGCGCGATCGCCAGGTCGTCGTGGAAGCCCTCGGGGGCCCCGGAGTGCTCGTGAGCGGAGTCCTTGAATTCGTAGACCTGGAGCTCGTCGAGAGTCTCCTGGTCGGCCAGGCGAACGTGGCCCTTGCGAAGCGCGGCCTCGAGCTCGTCGATCATAAGCGACTTACTCTTCGCGTCCGTGACCCACCCGAGGCGCTTCTTCACGCGGCCCCGCTGGTCCCAGGACTTGTGTCTATAGATCCGATCGGAAAGCCCGAGCCGCTCAAGCTCGAGAATGACGGCCCCTCCCGGTCCGTTTTTCTCAACGCCGAGCGGCCCGGAGAACTCCTTCGCCAGCGCTGCGATCTTCCCGGCGAAAACGTCGGGCCGCCATCGGCCGACGAGGGTCCGCACCTGGGCCCCGGATTCCTTGTCGATGATCTGGACCGCGCACCGGTCGCCGTCCTCGCAGCCCTCGGCAACGTCGATGCCGAAGAGGAAGGGGGCCTCGTCGCGATTGCGACGGGCTTCCTTGACCCTGGCCTTGCGGGCGGCGTCGGTCAGGGGCTTCTCGGTCAGCTTGAGGTAGTCGCTCTCGAAGACGACGGCGCCAGACTGGAGGGGCTCGCGGAGGTATTCCTGGGCCTTGCGGCGCTTGGTCAGCGTGGCCGTGATCTCCTCGAGGAGCTCGGGCGTGTGCGTGGGATCGTCGAACCAATCGGCTACGATCTTGTGGAGGCCGTGGTCGCGGAAGCTCTGAAGGAGCTTGTTGTAGAAGCTCCCGACGCCGTTGTGCGTCGAGATCAGGAAGAGGAAGCCGGCTTTCGCGACGGTCGGGAAGATCGAGGTCAGCATGGCCTCGGCCCAGGGATGGAAGGCGAATTCGTCCATGAGCACGCCGCTGGCCGTGTAGGTCCGGCCGATATCCGGGGAGGCCGGGAGGAAGTGGATCGAGCTTCCGCCCGTCCACTCGATTTCGCCGGAGTTGTCCGTGACCCGCTCGTCGAGGAATCGAAGCGGCTCGGGGAGGTTCTTCAGGAGCGCGTTGACGCGATCCTTCAAGTGGAAGGCGTCGGCCTCGCGCTTGGAGACCACGAGCCAGCGCTCGCCGGGATTGAAGAGACACCGCCAGACGATGAACGCCAGACAGAGCCAGGACAGGAACATCTGGCGCGCCTTGTCGACGATCACGAGCCGATGAGAGACGAGCTCGCGCGCATAGCCTCGAATGTGCTCATCCCGAGGAAAGGGCTTCCGGAGCCGGAGGGCCAGGTCGGGCTCGTGCTCGTCGAAGGTGTAGAGGCAGCTGGTCGCGAAGAGCCAGAAGTCCCCGGCCAGCTGGCGGAGGGCCAGCTTCTCGCGGGCCGTGAAGGGCAAGCGCCCCTCCTGCAGCTGCGCCCTACTCGCTTCCATCGGGCGCCTCCTCCGGCTCCAAGGGCTCCCCGCCCTCGACGACAGCAGCCAGCGCGGCCTCGCGCTCCGAGACGGAGATCCCGCCGGAGTGGCGAATATCCTTCACGTTCTTGAAGCGATCGGGGGCCTTATTGCACAGGAAGAAGATTTGCGCGACGGTGTTGTAGGTGCCGGCCTTGTTGGGCGTCGTGGCGGCCTTGAAGAGAGAGCCCTCGACGATCTCGATCGCCTCGGCCTGGGCCTCCTCGACGCGAGGGCCGAGGGTCTCGTCAGCCTTGAGCCAGTCGTAGAACGTCGTCCGGCCGACGCCGGCGGCCTTGCAGGCGTCCGTCTTTGTCGCCCCTCCGCGGAGAGACTCCAGGATCGCCTCGATCTGACTTTCTTTTACTGACTCGTTCACTCTGTCCGGCCCCTGCTACTGAAACGGCCGGAGGCCGTTGCGGCCCCCGGCCTGTCCCCTACCGGAAAGGAGGATCACCCGAAGAGGAATCCTGCGCTCTCTGCGGGGATAGCGTAGGAAGGGAATCGGTCAGTGCGTAACGCGGAACTTGGGCCGGGGCGTCGCGGTCACCGGCCAGCGCCGGAAATGAGGTCCTCGATCCTTGACTTGGAGAGGTTCTGCTCGCCGGCGAGGAGCCGGAGCCGGTCCTGGTAGGAGACGCCCATCGCGCGGAGCTTGCAGAAGCGCTCGCGGATCGCGGCATCGCGGGCCTGGAAGTCGGGCGCCCCGATCTTGGGGATCCTCACGCGCTGGCCGGCGTAGCGCGTGAAGAACTCGGCGGCCTGGTCGGCGGGAAGGTGCTCGCGAAGCCATTCAACAGGAGAGGGGTCGCCGTCGAAATAGACCCCGCCGTGGTACACGTGCGTGATCTTAATCTTTGCGGGCTCCGTCATTATTGGCCCTCCAAAACCCAGTGTGTTTTCTTGCTGGTTTTGAGCGATTTCCCACCTTGACTCCGTAACTTGCTGCTGCACAAGGAGAAGTTAATCCCCCTCCCATCGGGGGGTATTTAAGTACCCCCTATTTCGAGGTGCTTAGTTTCGCCCCCTGGTCACTAATGAGGCTGCGATTCGCCTCTCAGCGGACACTCCCAGCCTATCGCCCGAATCAGTAACGCCGGGCGAACCCCAAGGGCTGCTGCGAGGCGCCGGATGAGATCCCGATTGGGGGAGCAGGAGCCCCGCTCGATTCGGCTTATGTAGCCCTGAGATGAGCCGGACAGCTCCGCGAGCTCCCCCTGTGTGTACCCTCGCCCCTTACGGAGCTTGCGAATGATGTTGTCTTCTGCCATTCCTTCTCCCTTCATGGGCACTTGCCGGCCGCCTTTCTCGCCTCGCGCTCCATCGCGCGGCGTACCTGGCGATTCCCTGCCGCCTGGGCCCTGCGGCGGTAGGTCCTCTCGATCCTGCTCCGCCGCCACGCCCGCCAGGCGCCCAGGAGGTTGATCTTGATCCTCACCTCGCAGCCTCCCCGACGTGGATCTCCGTCGCCTCTACCCTGAGAAGGTAAAAGACGAGTCTGAGGAGCAAGACGGCAACGAAGATTCTCGGACGAAGCAGTATCCCCTCGCGGGGCTTGAGTTCGACTCGAAACGGAATCCCTGTGATCCTCACGCCGCCCCCCTGCTCGTGAGCCGGTGAGCCAGGTAGGCCGTAATGCAGACCGCGTCGGCCTTGTCCGCATCCCGCACCTTCTCGCCGGTGAGGACCTGGGCGCGGAGCTTGGCGGCCTCCTTCACCTGGCGCCGTGGCGTCCCCCGCCGAGTCCCGAGGATCGCCGTCTGCCAGACCTGGGGATTGGCGGGCTCGTGGACCTCGCAGCCGGCCAGGCGCGCAGCTGCTTCGATCATGCCGCGGGCCGCGACCAGGGCCTTGTAGCTGCGCGGGTTGCTCAGGGGACGGCCCTTTGCGTCCAGGGCCCGGCTGAGATACTGATCCTCGACGACTAGGTGGGCCTCGCTGAAGCCATAGGCCGGGTCGCCGGCGAGCTCGCGGAGCCAGGCCCCAATCTCCCGGATCACGTTGTCGCGAAGCTCCTCGCCCTTCGGGACCTGAAACTTCCGGATAACCCAGGATCCGCCCCTGGGGTCGTGGACCGCGAAGGCCGGGGCGCGTGTTGAGGGATCGCAGCCGATCACGATCATGCCTCGGCCTCCTCTTCCTGATTCTTCTCCCACCGGAAGCACCGCGCCGCGAGGTCGCTCCGGTAGGCGCCGCCCTTCATGGGGATCCTCTGGCCGAGCCCCTGGGGATAGTCCTCCTCGTGACCCTCGACCGTCTTCCCGTCGAGCGGTCCGCCCAGGAACCTCATCGTCACGGGGGGAGTCGTCGGCGCCCTTTTGGGCCGGCGCTTCCTCTTCGGAAGCGGGGGATCCCATTCGCCGGGCCCCGCCCTGTGTTTACTCCGCATCTATGGGAACCTCCTCTGCGCTTATTCGCGCGGGGTTGTCTCGATTGTGGAATTCGCCCTTCTCCTCGAGCTCCTGCTCGGCGATGTCGATGATCTGGCGGATCTCGTCCTCGCTCTTTCCGAACTTCTTGGCGAGTTGCCTCACGCTGAGACCATGCCGCCCCTTGTGGCTCATGTGCCGAATGCACCATCTGAGAGTCTGCGGATCTACGCTCACGCCGCCGCCTTTCGCTTCTGATTCCGCTTCGCGTCCGCGAGGCCCTCCTTGTAGCCGATCTCGCGCCAGGCCTTCTTGATCGAAGCCAGCTGCGCTCGAACCTCTTCGGCGTCCCCGCAAGCCTTGAACATCAGGCAAGCCGCGTGAGGATGATACTCGCCGTAGTCGACGGGCATCCCGCATTCGGCGCAGATCGCGCGCCTCTTCCTCATGCCGCCATCCCAGGGATCCAGCCGCGGAAGTTGCCGGTCGGGTCGACCATCGGCTCATTGTCCGGGTGCCCGCAGCCAACGTGACAGCCGCGGTCGCCGGCCAGCTGGACCGCGTCCTCCCAATCTGAGCGCCGCCCGGTGCTGCAGTAGATCCAGTCGCCGGCGACGGCTTTCGCGTGGATCTCGGCGGTATGCCAGGCGTCCCGGCCGTAGAGCTCCCAAAAACGGTGCCCGTGGTCGGCCCTGAGAGGCGCGCCGTTGAAGATCGGGAGCCCGATCTTCGCGTCCAGGTGGACGTCGCGTAGCCGGAGCTCGAGGTCGAGCATCAGGGCGATCGAGGGCTTGGTCCGCTCGTAGTGCTCCAGGAGCATCATGTTCCACCAGCCATGTGTCCGGGTCCAGCAATCGGCCAGGATCCGGGTCCGACGCTCCCGGACGAAGTCCTTCACGCTCTCGAAATACTTGCGAGGCCAGTCGCCGCGGAACCAGTCGTAGGCATGGGCGGTTTCCTCGTATCCCCATATCAGGGGCATGGCATCATGGCCCAGGTCTTCGGGCGAGGGATAGAGATCGTAGTCAGCGCCCCGGTATGTCGGATGCGTGAAGGGGTCGGTCCAGACGATGATCTCGGGGCCCGGCTTGTTCGGGTCGACGAGATCAGGGTCCACGATCGACAGGCGCCGGAAGCCGCCCTGTCCGACCATGACGGCATCGAAGCAGGGCATGACCTCGCGGACGGCTTGAAGGTCCGGGTTGGATCCGAGGGCTCGGAGGTAGGTCTTCAAGATTCGCCTCCCTCTCGGACGATCTCCCAAAGCTCCGCCCGGTTGGCGGGCGTCGGGTTGTAGTGGTCGACGACGACGTCGCCGGTCCCCGTCTTGACCAGCTGGAGCCGGGTCAGGTCCCTCATGAGCGCCCGGACATGGTAGCCGAGCTTGCGGAAGTGGGGACTCGCGACGTTGTGGCCGCGACTCATGGCTTCGAGGGCCTTGGGCCAGGTCATGAGGGCGGGGCCCTCACTAGGATCAGTCGAACTCATTCTCTCCCCTCTCTGAGGATCTCGGCCAGGCGCGCGGTGCGCGCCGGGGCCTGTTGATGGAGTTTCGTCGGAATCGTGCGGGCCTCGTCGGCCCATAGGAGCTCGTCGGCGGCATCGTCGAAGCGGTAGTCCAGGACGGCCTCCCGAAACCGCTTGAACTTCCGGAGTGTCCCCGCGCCGAGCCAGAAAGCGAGCTCGACCAGGACCCACCACTGGACCGAAAGGTCCGCGGCGAATCTATCCACGCGACCCAACCTCGAGAGGGTCTCGGGTCCGACGCCTTCCGCCGCGTCCGCGTCCCCCCTGACCAGCCAGAGCTTGACGACCGCCACGGCTTCCCGGAGGTCCCGTTCGAGCATCTGTCTGGCCTCCTCCTCGGAGATCCCCCGGTCCTCCAGGTTGCGGCCGTAGCCGATCGAGAGCTTGCCGGCGGTGCATCGGTAGGGCTTCAGGCGGAGGCCCTCATGGGCCTTCACTCGCTCGACGAGGGCGCTATTCACTGGAGGTCTCCTGTCTCTCTACCTCGGTTGCTTCATCCTTCATCTTCCTCCTTGGGGGCCAACTTCTTGTTTGCGGCGAACGCGGCTTGCAATCCCTCGTGGGCTTCGATGGATTCGCTCGGCACGAACTCGCAGCGGTATCCATTTGGATAGTGGGGCTGGAAGTCGTTGGTGTGTCTGTCAGGCCGACTCCCCTCTATCATCCCGAGGTCGCCGGGCATAAACCCCTCGCTGCTGCAACCATGCCCCCCCAGCGGGGTTCCGTCTTCTGCGATTGCGACAGCGTGATACAGCTGAGGGATTCCACAGCTCCCGTTGTTGAAACCGTAGATGACGGGCAGTTCACTCTCGGGCTTATTGTCCGGGTTGAATACTGCGTGTTTATTCTCCATCATTTTCAGTCCTCCTTGGGTTCGGTGCGGCGGTTCCAGGCGGCTGCGGCTTCATCATAGTTCCATCGTGCGAACCAAGCGGCCGCGGAATA